AGCATACTGCCTTTTGATGGTCTCCACCTGGTAGCTGACTGCCTTTGCCTGCACCTCTGCCAGCTGGGTCTGGTACTGGCCAGACAGATACTCATGCTGAAGATCATATTCATCCTGGCTGATGCTCCCGGAATTTAACTGGGCATTCAGCCCGGCATAGCCGTAGGTCAGGGATTCCTTCAGCTTTTTCTCCGACACCTCCACCTGTTCCATCATCTCTGCCTGGAGATTCTGGAAGGATTCCGCATCCAGGTTTCCGGCATAGCCCTCCGTAATCACCTGCATATTGGCGTCAAACTCACTGACTGCCAGGGCGCTGGTGATCCGGCTCATTTTCTGCTGCAGTTCCTGGATCGCCCTCGCCTCGTCGATGTCCAGCATCCCGTCCTCGAAGGCGTCCCCGACCACCTGGCCCAGCTCGTCCCCCAGCCTGGTCAGCTCCTCATACTGATCCGTATAAAATCTTGAAAACTGTTCCTTTAAGGCTGTCCCGGTCTCATCCTTACCCGCAAGCCCCTCCAGGTTTAACTGCATGGCATACTGAATCTCCAGCACCTGTTCCCTTGAGCCGTTAATAAAAGACTCCACATTATCCAGATAGCTCTGTCGGTCATCCTCAGAAAGCTCCAGCCCCACAGACACCTTCCAGTTCATCTTTTCCAGGGTATCCACGTTGTCCTGTAAGGATTTCTTTAAGGTTTCCACCCCGTCAAAGGCCTTCATGGCCTCCCCCATCTTTTCCAGGGACTTCGTTTTTACCATCTCCTGGGATATCTGCCGGAGGTCCTTTATGGACAGGCTGATGTCCCCGAAATGGTCTGCCAGGTTCTGCTTCCTCAGATGCTGGTCTGCCGTCTTCACTGCGGCAGTGATCCCCACGATCCCGCCCACGGCAAGTCCGGCGGCTGCCACCGGCCATGCGCCCAGCACGCCGGACACAGACATTAGAAGTTTCGGCAGCGCACTGGCGGCCTTTACCGCCTTAAATGCTGTCATGGCGGAAGTGATCCCGGCCAGGGTCCCGGTGATCACCTGGGGATGGTCTGCCATCCACTTCCCCGCCTCCACCAGAGGCTTAAAGGCCCCTGCAGCGCTCTCGCCGAACTCCTTCAGCTCTCTGCGGGCCGTGGGGGCCATCCGTACCAGGTCCTCCAGGAACTGGCTCTCTGTAAAGGCATTGACCCCTTCTGTGAGACCCTGGACTGCCTCCCGGGCCGGATCCACCAGCCCCTCGTACATGGCGATCCCGGCGCCCTCGGCAGCGCTCTTTAATAACGTCACATCCCCAGCAAGATTATCGATCCGGATCTCTGCCATCCTCTGTGCCGCTCCGGAAGAATTATTGATCGCCTCCGTCAGCTTCTGGTAGTCCGCATCGCTGGCATTCACGATTGCCAGAAGACCGGACATAGCCTCCTGGCCGCCCAGCATGGCCGCATAGCTGGCCTTCTGGTCTGCCGTTAATTTCTGCATCCCGGTGCGCATCTGGTCCACAACCTCAGCCCAGGACTTCATGGAGCCGTCTGCATTGGTGATCTCGATTCCCAGGTCTTCCATGGCTGCTCCGGATTCCGCCGTGGGCTTTGCAAGCCTTGTGATGGTACTCCGGAGAGCAGTACCGGACTGGGATCCCTTGATCCCCGCATTGGCCATAAGTCCGATGCTGACGGCCATGTCCTGGATGCTGTATCCCATGGCTCCGGCTGCCGGAGCCACATACTTGAAGGTTTCACCCATCAGGGACACATTGGTATTGGAACTGCTGCTGGCCTGAGCCAGGACGTCTGAAAACATGGCGGAATCCTGTGCGGCCAGCCCGAAGGCTGTCAGGGCGTCGGTCACGATATCCGAAGTGGATGCCAGATCCTCGCCGGATGCAGCCGCCAGGTTCATGATCCCTGGAAGTCCCGCGACCATTTCCTTTGCCTTCCAGCCGGCCATGGCCATGTACTCCTCTGCCTGTCCGGCCTCAGTGGCGGAAAACTGCGTCGTTCGGCCCATTTCCTGGGCCGCCGCGTTTAACATGTCCATTTCTGACCGGGAGGCCTGGGAAATCGCCTGCACGGTACTCATCTGTTTTTCAAACGAACCGCCATATCCAAAGGATACTGCCACAGCTGCGCCGATTCCCGCAGCTGCAGCCTTCGCCGATTTCACCATTCCGCTGAAAGTCAGATCTGCCGCCCTGTCTAACGCCTTAAGGCCTCTGGTATCGATCTTTGAGAATGCCCGTTCCATATCCCGGCCGGACGCATACATCTTCCGTCTGAGCCGTTCCATATCCCCCTGGGCGCTGTCCACCGCTCCCTTTAAAGACCGGTTCGTCTTTCCAGAGATCTCGATCCCCAGCTGGTACTGTCCCTTTTTAGACGCCATATTTTCACCCCTTTCCTGCCCGCCGGATCTCCTTCATCACTTCCACCGCATCCCCGGTAAACCGGTTCAGCTCCCCAAGCGGCAGGCCATAATAAAAATCAAGACCTGTATTTGTGAACCTTGCCACATAAATACAGGTCTTTCTGGCCTCCCGGATATCCGCTGTCCCCCGGATGCCTACATGTAGAAAAAACGGTAGGTCATGTTCTTTAAACGTACCGCATCCCTGGCCCGGAGCTGGTCCAGGGCCTCCACCGGAAGTCCGGCCACACGGGCGGCCGCACACTGGGCAAACCGGAGATCTGACTCCTGCATGATCACACTGCCTCCGCCGAAGGCCTCATACGCCGCGTAGATCTCCGTCAGATCCTTTAATGTCAGCGTCTCATAGCCGGAAAGATCCAGCTCTGTGATCTCCTTCCCGTCATACCGGACCGGCTCGCTTAATTTCAGCTTCAGAATTTCTTTTCTGCTCATGCTTCCTCCTCCTAACACATATCCCGGACTTCCGCCAGAACGTCATTCCCGTTGATGATGCATACATCGTTCAGCTTGTCGATCTCCAGGAATGTATCTCCGTCATACTCAATCTTATAATAAGTCATATTGGCTGCAATGCTGCCGGACATTTTGGCTCCGGCCTTTAAGGTCCCCGGCGTATACTCCTTTGTAAATCCCCGGATCACCACCTTCAAGTCCTGGAATGTCATTCTTCCGGAACCCTGGTCCATGGCCTGTACTGCACCGCGCAGGGTAAGATCCAGAGGCTCTGTCGGATCCAGCATCCTGGCCATATCCTGGCTGATACAGGTAAACGGAATGGAAATCTCCATGTTTTCAGTAAGACCGGTCACGGCAATATCCATAGTTCCTCCCACACCGGCCCCTTCCAGGGTCTCCGTCAGGAACTTCACCGCCGGAAGCTCCACCTCTCCAGTATGGCCGAATAGTCTGTTTTTGCGCAGATAAATATTAAACCGGTTGATCACACTGGGCATATATCCTTTGCTCATCCTTATGCCTCCTCTCCCAGGATCGATGCCTGTAACGTCTTCACATCAAACTCCGTTGTTGCCTCAATATACTCCAGCGGCGTAAACGGGGCAATGAAGAAGCGGACCTTCAGCTTTCCGTTTAACAGATCGTTGGATGTGTTGTCCTGGGCTCTGTATTCTGCCCGCAGACCGGCGCACATCCCCCTGGATACCAGACTGTTGCCCCAGATGTTAAAGCTGTTGACGATATCATCGATCTTGTTTTTGTTCATCGGCTCGTCCAGCTCAGACAGGTAATTGAGGATGAAATAATTGGCCACATAGGTGAACATACGGCGACAGGCGATCCACCGCTCCTTCATATCCGTGACCTCCGGATAACAGGCACAGTTATTTCCCCAGCTCTTCAGACCGGAATCATGGATCACGGTCACGATCCCATCACCGTTTAAGTAAGCCGCCTGGATCTGGTCCAGGGTCACCTCTGTCATTTTTCCGTCATCCAGGACCGCTGCCTCTATATTTAACAGCTTATTGGACGGATACAGATACGGAACATCTCCGTTGGTGGCCGTAATATAGCTGGCCATTGCCGCATATACAGCCGAATACGGCATTACCTTTCCATCCACACGGACCGCAGGCCAGAGAACAATGGCGCTTTCCCCGGTATATCCGTCCTTGTCCTTCAGCGCCTTGCATTCGGTGTACTTTTTCGCCTTTTTTGTATCCAGGTCCAGAACACACTCACACCGGAACACGCCGTTGACGCTGCGGCATTTCTCCTGGAGCGCAGCCGCCACATTTGCCCTGGTGCTCCAGCCTGGAGCCAGAAGAAGCGCCCCCACAATGCCATAAAGCGGATAGATCGTCCGGATCACCTCCAGGCCGCTCTCCTTTCCGGCATCCTCGTCGTATGCGCCGATGATATCTTCCTCTGTCACAGCCTCCGGATCCAGACTATCGCATTCTACTGTAACGTTTGTTTCTTCATAGGCTGTTCCAGAAGAAAGGAACACCGCCTTTAACCTGTCCTGGTCGTCATACTTTAAAATATAGTCCTTATCTGCCTCATACACCGTCTCCGGCGAATCCTTTTTCTTAATGGCCACACTGCCTTTTAAAACATAGGACGGTTCCAGGGTGATCTGGTGGTCTGTCACCGGATACTCCTTTAAGTCATTGGTCTTCTTATGTTTTGCCGGATCCAGCACGTTAATAAAGATCACCGGATATACGTTGGTCAGACCAAAGCTGGCCTTCATGCTGGCACACAAAGAAAATTTTTCCCATTCGTCGCTGTATCCCAGATACTTT